CAACAGCAACAGCAAGCACAATAAATGCACTAAGACTTGCATTCCAAACACAAAAAATATTAGAGAGAGATGCACGAGGAGGAACCAGAATGGCGGAAATCCTACTCGTTCACTACGGAGTAAAAAATCCACTTTTTAATGTTTTACAAATGCCGGAATATTTGGGAGGAGGGCGTCAACCGATCAATATAATACAGACAACTCAGACAACCGGAACAGCAAACTCACCTTTAGGACAACCAGGAGCGACATCAATAACCGGAGCAACCAAAAGAGCATTTACAAAAAGTTTTACAGAACATGGAACATTAATGTGTGTAGGCGTTATAAGATACTCACACAGCTACCAACAGAAAATACATAAAATGTGGAGAAGACAAAGAAGATTAGATATATATTGGCCAGAACTACAACATATAGGAGAACAACCAGTATATAATTTCGAAATCTATGCACAAGGCGACAGCGTAAAAGACGCAAACGGAAAAATAATTGATAATCAAGTATTTGGATACCAAGAAAGATACGGAGAATTGAGATACGGAGACGATTTAGTAACGGGAGAATTGAGATCCACATATTCAACACCACTTGACACATGGCACTACGCAGATAATTATAACTCATTACCAGTATTAAATCAGTCATGGATAGAAGAAAATCCAAACTTTGTAAAAAGAACATTAGCAGTACAAAATCAAGATATGTTCTTAGGTGATTTTTATTTTGATATTACAGCGTATAGACCAATCGGAATGTACGGAACACCAGAATTATTAGATCACTTCTAAAAAAAAGGGCTGGTGCTGACGGAGCCTAAGCGGTAGCGTACTTGTCAGCGTGGCGGTTATCTTGAAATAAAGATAAAGGGAGCTACACAAACTACCGCGTCAAAAAAAAAATAAGGAGAACAAAAATGGCAATACCAGCATTAGCAATAGCCGGAGGTCTAGCAGCCGGAAATATTTTAGGAGGAATATTAGGATCTAATCAAAGTGCACAAGCAAACCAAGCAATGCAAGCTAAACAACTTGCGTGGGAAAAAGAAAAGTTTGGAAAAGAAATTGAATTAGCAAATTCAGCACACCAAAGAGAATTAGCAGATTTACAAGCAGCAGGTTTAAATCCTATATTAGCAGCCGGAGGTCAGGGAGCTTCTACACCACAAGGAGGCTCAATAGGAGCATTACAAGACCAAAGCGGACAAATATTAACAAACTCTATAACATCAGCCATGGGACAAATGGTTGAAGGAGCAAAGATAAACGAAGAAATAAACCTAATGAAATCGCAAAGCTTCGCACAAGATATGCAGGGAATAAAAGAACTTGCAGAAAGTAAAGTAGCGAATAAAAAAGTACTAGAAACAGCAGCAAATACAGCATTATTAAAATCACAAAAAGATTTGATAGACGAACAATGGAACAAAGCAACAAACGAAACAATATTAGCATATTATAATGTACAAAAAGCAGCCGAAGAACTACAATATGTAAAACAAAACGCAAAAAACAAAGCGGAAATATTAGCTGCAGAAAACAAATACAAAGCAGCAGAAGCTAATATGAAAGAAAAACAAGACTATTTATATTATTTTCAATTCGCATGGGATAAAGGCATGGATATTGCAAAAATAGCAACAAATATATTCGGAATAGGAAAAATAAACTCAGCAATAAACGCAGCAAGAAAATTACCAGGTTATAAAAGATAAAAGGTCGACCTCAACAGAGGCGGAGAGGAAACCGCAGCCTTTCTGCCTCAAAAAAAATTTTTTTTAATTTTTGAGGAAAACGAAGGCTGTCAGTCAGCACGTAATACGTCAAGTGTTCCAAACGTGCTGACCTCTTTTAGAAAAAGGAGGACAAAAAAAATGACATGTTTTAATCCAAAATATGCAGTATATAGTTATGGACCTATATACGAAACAAAACATTTTAAAAGAATTATAGGACAAGATAAAAAGGGAGAACCTATAACAGAAAAAATATTCTATAAAACTGGAAAACATAGAGTAGGAAAACATATAAAATTTATATCTAAAAAAGATTTTGATCCAAAAGCATTAGGTAACGGACAAATAATAATCCCATGTCAAAAATGCTTAGGTTGTAGGTTAGATCATGCAGCAACCTACGGGCTAAGAGGATTGTTAGAAAGCAAACAATGGAAAAATAATTGCTTTATTACACTAACTTACAATGACGAACATTTACCAAAAGATCATAATTTACATAAAGAAGACATACAAAATTTTTTAAAAAGATTAAGAGACAAACACAAAGGAATAGAATATAGAGAATGGAAAGGAAAATGGGAACAACCAATAAGATATTTCTATTCAGGAGAATATGGACCATTAAATCTAAGACCACATTTTCATATTGGAATATTTAATTGGAAACCAACAGATCTAAAATTTTGGAAAAATAACGAATATGGACACAAAATGTATTTAAGTAAAGAAATAGAAAAAATATGGGGAAACGGATTTATTACAATAGAAGATATGAACTATAACACAGCACAATACATAGGAAGATATACAGCAAAAAAAGCATTAGGTATGACAGACGAAAAAATAAAATCAAAAGGACTTAAACCAGAATTTATAGAAACATCAAGAAGAGGAGGACTAGCATATCAAATACTAGAAAATAAAGTTGAATATGAAAAAATGAAAAGAAATTATGGATTCTTTATCAAAAATCATAAAGGAAATATAATAAAAAAAGGAATACCAACATATCTAAAAAGAAAATGGAGAGATATAAACGATATAGAATTTTTTGAAATAAGTGAAAAAAGAGCAAAAGAAAGTGAAGAGTGCATACAAAAAATATTAAAAGAAAGAAATATGCAAAAAGACGAATACCTAAAAAAACAAAAAGAATTAATACTAATGAAACTAAAACATGCTAAACTTAGAAGAAACAAAGCAACGACAACAGCAGCATAGCCCATTTTTTTAAAAAACCAAAAAAACGGGCAACTTAACATAACATTGGTTATCGTTCATTGAAATTTTTAAAACACTTGATTTTTATTGAAAAATAAACTATAATCAAATGGTACCGATAAGATATATTCGGTAAAATCTAAAAATGCGGAGGCGGAACCATGCAAATTTTTGCATTCAAAGACAAACGCGGAGAAAATTTTTTCAATTTATTCACCGCAAAAAATCCAGCAGTAGCTACAAGAATCACAAAAGAATTTACACAAAGTCCAGGCATGCCATTTTACAGCAACCCGGAAGACTACGCGGTCTTCATGTTAGGTAACATGAACGAAGAAACCGGAAAACTTATACCAATAGCAGAGCCGGTACACATCGCAGAATGTGAAGACTACAAAGTAGAAAAGAAATAAAAAAAAGGGGAACGGAGGGGAACAGAAATGTTCCTCTCTACCATTTTAGGAGAATAAAAATGAAAGTAAAAGAACTAATAGAAAAATTAAAAAATACAGATCCTGAAACAGAAATATATATAAAATATCCAAATTTTGAAGAAGATACAATCGAATATGCAAACATAGGAAAAATGAAACTAGACACAACTTTAGACCTAATAATATACACAGACGATTGTTGGGAGGAAGAATAAAATAAAAAAATTTAATCAAATGAAAAAAAATAATAGAAGAAATATATGAAAATTTAACAGAAATACAAAATAAAACAAAGGAGGAAAAAAATGAAAAGGTATGCGATCAATAACACAAACGCAGATACCGCAAAATTCAAAAGAACAGCGGTAAAAATCAAAAAAATTAATTTAGGAACAAGAAACAAACGCGGTGGGAGGTGCCTATAATGAGCGAAAAAACATATGAAGATTTGGTAAGAGCAATTTTAACAATAGTAAGTGCAGTTGTAAGTATATTTAAATTTTTCAAAAAAGGAGGAGATAAATAATGGAATTTATAAAACCATATCAAGAAAGTAAAAAATACTCAGACAAATACTCACAAAGTTTTGACAGAGAAAAAATCGAATTTAAAAGAAACGGAAAAATGGTTAATATGTACGATTGGATCCAAGAACAAAATCAAGATCTAGAAATATACGAAGTATTAGAAAAAGGTAAAACCTTAGACTCTATGACTAAAAACGCAGAACAAATATATGGAGATATGAGAGAAGCAATGTCATTAAGAAATATATGCGACAGAAAAGTAGCAGCTAATAACATATTTGAAACATTGCCAATAAACGTAAGACGTTATTTTGATAACGATTTATCAAAATTCATTGAAAATGGAGAACAATATTATAAAGATTTAGTAGAAGAACAAATAAAAATAAGACAAGAACTCGAAAAACAAACAAAACCAAAGGAGGAAGAAAATAATGTACAGAAATAGTGAACAACACTTTGCAGCAGTACCAACTTTACATCAATCAAGATCAATTTTTGACCTATCAACAAACCACAAAACAACATTAAATGTAGGTGATATTGTACCACTTTACGTAAACACAGATATAATACCTGGAGACACTTTTAAAGTTAATGAAAGTATGGTCCTTAGAATGCAAGTACCTATATACCCAACGATGGATAATATCTGGATAGACACATACTGGTTTTTTGTACCTCATAGAATAGTATGGGAACATTGGAAAGAATTTTTAGGAGAAAACACAACCGGAGCGTGGGAACAAACCACCGAATATACAATACCGATAACAAAAACCGGAGCGTCTAAAATAACAAAAGGAGATATGTTAGATTATTTCGGAATACAAACAGACGCAACAAATTTATGGTTTATATCGTTAGCACAAAGAGCGTACATAAAAATATATAACGATTGGTTCAGAAATCAAAATCTTATAGCACCACTAACAGAAATAACCGGAGACAGCGATACAACATATTCACATGGAACTATAACAACCGGAGGCGGATTATGCAAAGCCGCAAAAGTAGCAAGTTATTTAACAACATGTCTACCAGCACCACAAAAAGGAGATCCAGTAACATTACCATTAGGAACATCAGCACCAGTATATGGAGATGAAAAAGCATTAAGATTACAAACAGCAATATGGGATACATCGTCACCATCTTCAACAAATTTAGCTAAATTATCATTGTTAGGATCGCAAGCAAACGACAGTGCAGACAGATTAACATTATTTAATAAAACA